TTAACACAATTATCAGAACAAATAATTGACGTAACGGTTAGTTACTCAATATCAGCAGCGACCGCAGTTACGTTTTCTGTAATTGACCCAGGATTGCAATTAACGCTTCAAAATTATTTTCAGCCTGGGCAAACCATAATATATAGAAGTCATAACACTTTTTCCGCTCCAGGAGCAGAGACCCTAGTAAGTAATGCCGCATCATGGGCATCGAATTCGTATGTGGGTTATTTCATGGAAATAGCAGATGTGACAATTGAGCAAAGCCAAGGAAATTCTCCAGTTGTTCGCGTTCAGTGTTACACAAAAGCAATTCAGCAAATGAAAAGAGACAGAAACCCTGGTGTTGTAAAAGGTACTGGTACTGATTTTGTGCAGAATGCAGCAAAAAAATATGGCTTGAAATGTGTTGCTCAAAAGACATCAGCAACAAGGCAAATAACACAAGCAGACGGTGACAATGTCGCTGATTCGCTGTGGAACGTTTTAGAAAAACTTGCTGGAGAATCCAAAGATGAAAACAAAAATCCTTTTGTGATTTTTGAATCTGATGGAACTTTATTTTTTGGTTCTCAGCAGTGGTTGATGTATTCGTGGGGTCACGATTCGTATATACATAAAAAATTCAATGCAAAAAATCAGACATATAGTGACATAACTAGACGATTGACTTATCTTCATTATCCGCCACGAATTGTTAGTGGAAAAGCAGACAATAGATTTATTCTTCATGGGCTGCCAAGCATGCACAAGTCAGAAAACGACCCCATGGAGGGTGATGGCTCGTGTATTGTTGATAGAACAAATGGCGTTCGCCTAAGGCCAGGAATGACCGTCAATGTTGGCTCAATTCCATGGTTTACGGACGACTTTTTAATTACTGGTGTTGACTTTGAAGAATTAAGCCCAAGTCCAGTAAACATAAAATTTGCCACTCCGCCACGTCAAGAAAAAAAGATAAAGCAAATAGAAGTTGGGAAAATTTACCCTGGCTCTGTTTCGTGGTCTGAAGTGGAAGGCCTAATATCTGTTCAACGAACGTCAACTTTTGAAAGCAAAGCGCCATGAAACCAAGCAATCAAATAAACAGACAAAAAGCATCATCCCACCCATTTAATGGCTCTGGTGTTTTTGTTGGGCAAGTCAAATCTGTTGTTAATGGACTCCCAGTTGTGTTTGTCAAACAATTGAATTGCACATTCAATAACGTAAATTTCGTTGGGAATACAGTGACCAACACATTAAAAACAAATGACAAAGTTCTATGCACATTCATAGACAATCAAACTCAAGAAATCTATGTTCTTGGAGCATTTAATCAAAAAAAAGACAAATACGTCACTGTGGCAAAATTTAATGCCCTCATAGACCAAATAGAAACTTTGTTGGAATTGCCCAGCAACGCTCTTGACGCATATAAGCAAACGGAGGCATGATTAACTTATGGACGCATTCAAATTTCCAGTATCATTTTCAACTGACACAAGAGAAATAGTCAAATTGAGAGAAGGGAGCGATGATTACATTAAGCAAATAATCAGCATTTGCATTTTGACTGAGCCATTCACCCTTCCGCTCACCCCAGATTTTGGCACTGCAGACCCGTCATTTTCAGTTGTTTCCCCAGAACAACTTATGCTCGCAGCAAATAAATTCATTCCAGAGGTGTCAATAGTTGCTGTCAATTCATCAATAAGCGACGATTCTGGCTCGGTAAACGTCCAGTTCATTTACAATAGGTAGTAGATATGTCTGCAGATTTTCGCGAGTACGTTGATTTAACCCCCCTGGACATTAGTCCTGTCCAGGTTTACCTTGACTCAATTGAAGTTGCGCGCACTGTTTTCCCTGGATTTGATTTGCGCGTTGGAACAATTGAAGATGCAATGTTTCAGGCATTTGCCTATATGTCGGCTTTGAATATAGGGGCAATCAATCGAATACCAGATGCGATTTTTTTGGGTGCCATAAAAATGATGGGAACCCCCTATAACGATGGCACAAGGGCGACAATGGACGTTACTTTTACTGCAAACTCCAACGACGGAGCGACAATACCAGCAGGAACTCTTGTTGCATTTTTGATTATTGATGACGAACTAGAAATTCAATATGTTTTTGAAACTGACGAATTACTGACAATCGCATCAAACACCCTCGGCGACCCACTTCCAGTTGGAACAGTTGGATGCACAGCGCAATCTCTTGGAACAATTCCAACCGTCCCAAATTCCTCAACATTGTCAATAGTTTCATACATGCCAAACGTATTTTCTGCTGTTTCGGCTGGAAATTTTGTTCAAGGGCAGGATGCCGAATCAGTTGACCAATTTTTGCAAAGGGGGGTGGCGAATCTCGCCACCATGTCCTCCGCACTTGTTACGGCATCACAATTGCAAAACTATGTTTTGGTTGAAAACCCATCTCTCGTAACACGTTGCGCCGTGTATGACCTCACCGACCCAAACGGCTCACACGACCTCAGCGACCCAGACGACGCTGGAAAAGTTGCCGTATTTGCTTACGGTCCACAAAGACTTTTGACAACACAAGAGAAATCAAATATTCTTTCAGACATTGAAAATCGTTCTGTTGCTGGCTTGGAAATTGGGATTCTCAATCCATATATATTGGACTTTTACATAGAGGCGACAATTTCATATTTTTCTCAATACGACGTTGCCGAAATAACTGCAACGCTGAAACAGAATTTGCAACAGTTGCACTCCCCAGTTTCTTCGAACCTCAATGAAGACAGATTGAGGTACAACAATGTTTTGCAATTTATACTTTCACACCCATTTGTTAGGTCCGTCGACTCACTGACTCTATCAAAATCAAAAGTGGCATCAATAACCAATGCGCTCAAAACTGGAAACAATGTTACATACACAGCAAACAACGCTTTTGTTGTTGGCGACTTGGTAACTGTTACTGGCATAACTCCATCTGGGCTCAACTCAACGACTAGGGCGATAACACAGAGAACTGCAACATCTTTTACTGTCGAAAATGCATCGGCAAGCGGCAGTTATTCGTCTGGTGGTTCGGCGGAAGTAATTCTGCCAAACTGGGGCAACACTAGCGGAAATGACATACTTTTTGCGAAAAAGGGAAGTTTGTTGAGTTTGTCGGAACAAAGAATTTCTTTGACGATGAATTCGGTGACCTTATAACCACAATATGCAACTTTTAAATCCGACGCGAAATGTTATATCCAACGCAAATGCGTTGCAGGCAAAAAATGCATCTGGCGTATTTTTGTCCCCAGAAACTTACGTTCATTCGTGGACGGCAAGCAATGCAACAGCATCTGTTGTTTCAGAAAAATACGTGCATCCACTTCAGTATTCTTTAAAATTGCAACCGACTGGCGGAAATATAACTTTTTCTCTCAACTCAATAATTCCAGAAGATGAAGATTTAAATTATCGAAAAGCACAATTTCATTGTCAGATATTTGCCCAAACCCCATCAATAGCAATTGTTGAACTTACAAATGTAACCACTTCCGAGTCCTTAAATTACTCACAAACACTCATTGCAAATCAATGGAATGCGGTTTTTAGTCCTGTTGTCAATGTAGGAAGCATCAACACATCGGTAGACGATATTGAATTTTCTGTTGAAATAACAATTCAAAATCATGAAAACTTTGTTTTGTACATGTCGGTTCCGACGCTAATGAATGAAATTGGCCATGCAAAGAATTTTTTCGTTTACAACATGAGAAAGTTTTTACCAACATTTATATGGGATAAAGACAAAATACAGAGTTACCCTAATTATCCATTTACAAAGTTGTTTCACGTTTTAACATATCATGCTTCATTGGCTTCTGAACTTTACACAAAATATTTTGAATATTTGAACGAAGACGTATCGCCAAGAAATCAAACAGCAAATTTTAGATATAGCCAATTAATCAATCCAGAACATGTAGATGGAGATTATGTAAATTGGCTATCTCAATTTAACGGAGCGCCAATTTATAAAAGCATTGTGTCAACAAGTTCGACTGAAACAATATTGAATGTTGATGAGTCAATTTCCTGGCAGTTGGCAAATGCATATTTTGGTAGAAACGCTGGAACGCTCGAGGCAATCAAGGAGTGTGCAAAGCAGGTTCTCAGCGGAAACAAAATTGTCTACGTTTCACCTGGCGGAAGTTTCTTTCAAATAAACGTTTACACCCTTTTGTCAGAAACCCCTGGCGTGTCTTCTGAGGGTGACACCTCGCCAGAAGTTATTGCTATGTTGGAATTGACCAAGCCAATGGGTTTTGTTATTAATCATGAGGCATACGATGACTTGCCATTTATCCTTGACGACCCTCTTTACGGACAACTCAATACTGCCCCACTGGGATAAGTGGTAAAATTGAATAAACAAAGGAGGATGTATGTCATCCCCATTTAGCAAAGATGTATTGGAAAGGGCCGTACGCACGTTCCTGCAGGGCTGGCTTGGGGCCTGGCTTGCAACTGGTGCGGATTTTGACGGCCTTGTATCAACCGACAACCTTAAGGTGGGTGTGGTTGCAGTTGCCTTGTCTATTGCAATGAGCATGGGCCTAAAAAATGTTGGCAAAAACAAAAACTCGGCCAGTATTATCTAAGTTCCTGCTGGCGCATTTGCGCTCTCTAATCTACAATTAGACGCAGTAGTTAGGAGCGCGCGTCAATGCTTGCTGGTATTTACAACATTACTTGTCAACAGGGCTCGACATTTACTAGAACCATAACCCTGAACTACCCAGACCCACTCTCACCACCGAGTGACCCGACCTACCTTCCGTGGAACCTAACTGGATATACAGCGCGAATGCAGGTGCGAAGAACAATTGACTCGTCCACTGTTCTTTTGAATTTAACAACAGGGGGTGGCGGTATAACACTCGGTGGTTCTTCTGGTGTAATCGAAATTTATATAAGCGCAGCAAATACGGCCACACTGACCAGTTCTGGTGTTTACGATTTGGAAATTATTTCAAATACTGGAGTCGTAGACAGAATTCTTCAAGGCAACTTTACGTTGTCTCAAGAGGTCACCAGATGAGCAATACGGTTCCAAATCAAGTAGTCATTGAAGACGTAAGAATTGACGTAAACGTCAACCAGGAAACCCCAAACCTAGTAACTCTGACCACGATTGGCAGTCAGAGGGTCCTGACACAGCGCCACATACATAACCAAGGGCAAGCATCCACCACTTGGTTGATAACACACACCCTTGGGGGTAGACCCTCGGTTACAGTGGTTGATTCTGCTGATACACACGTCTTTGGTGAAGTACAATATTTAAGCGATTCGCAAGTACAAGTGACATTTTCGGCAGCGTTTTCGGGCAAAGCCTATCTCACGTAAGGAAGTAACATGGCGCAAAAGTTTCTCACGAATATAGACCTCAACCAGAACCAACTGGTTAATGCCACTTTTGAGAAAGTGGGCACCGACCCAAATACTGGCAATTTCGAGGGTCGCCTCATCTACAACTCAACTGAAGACACCATTAAGGTCTATTCGGGGTCCGCATGGCGCAAGATGCTACATGGGGTCATTGCTGGTGGTTCCTACACAGATGCAATCAGCATTAGCGAATCAAACGGAACAATTACTCTCACCCTCAATCTTGCCGATACTGACAGCGCAGGTCTTTTGTCCAGCACGTTCTGGAACATGCTTAATGATGCGACTGCTGATGCAACCGCAAGCAAACTTGTCAAGCGCGACGCAAACGGCAATGCCAAAGTTGCCACACCAACAGATGCAGCACATATTGCGACTAAGGGTTATGTTGATGCGGCGCGCCAAGGTCTTGACGTTAAGCAATCTGTCCGTGCTGCAACTACAACAGCAGTAACTCTTTCATCAGGTTTGGAAGCGGGAGACCTTCTTGATGGAGTAACGCTTGTTGCTGGAAACAGAATCTTGGTCAAGGACCAAGGTGGTGCTGGCGTAGCGCATGTAGACAACGGCATTTACGTTGTCCAGGAGAGCGGCGCACCAGTAAGGTCGTCTGATGCCAACGGAACTGCCGATACTGGCGAGGTAACTCCTGGAACATTTGTTTTCGTTGAGGAGGGTACCGCTAACGCTGATAAGGGATTTGTTGTCTCCACGAATGGAACAATCACTGTTGGCTCAACGGCAATCGCGTGGACTCAATTCTCTGGCGCTGGTTCATTCACTGCTGGCGACGGTCTTTCGCAGGTTGGCAACCAAATCAATGTCAATGTTGTTGCCGACAGAACTGCGATTACTGGTGATGCGGTTGACATTGCCTCAACTTATGTGGGTCAGTCAAGCATCACGACCCTTGGAACAATTACCACTGGCACATGGACGGCAACAGACGTTGGTATTGAGCATGGTGGTACTAATGCTTCAACCGCGGCAGATGCGCGCACGAATCTTGGTGTAAAGACATCTTCGGGGACTGCAACCACTTCCACCTCAACTCTTGCAAGAGTTGCAAAACAAGGTTGTGCAGCGCATTCTGGTGGCACCTCGACAACTACCGTCACACATCTTTTCAATACATTAGACGTCATTGTGCAAATTTATGAGGTCGCCACTGGTGCAACAGTTATTGGTGATGTTACCCGCAACAATGCGGACACCGTAACCGTCACGCTCCTTGGTTCTATCTCTGCCAACGACTACACGATTGTGGTAACTGGCTGAACTTCCATAACATAAACTAACCTTGAGGGGTTGGTTGAATCAACGGCAATAGCGATTGAGGTCGCAAGTGGCTCAAAAGTTCATTACACCGATTACCATCAAGCAGTTGGCGTCTGCTGGTTCGGATGCGCTCACCGTATTTGTAAACGGCGAAGTTTATGGTCGTGTAAAACTTGAGGCAGGCGGTCGCTTGTCTTGGAGTGATGGTACTGGCTCGTATGACACCAATCTCTATCGCGATTCTGCAAATGTACTTGCGACAGACGATGTATTCAAGGCGGCATCTGGACTTATTACTTCTGCGATAAATGGTGTTCCTTCAGCCTCACTGCCTGATGGCGCAATTGCTGTTGACACGTTAAATGATTCTTTTTACTTCAGGTCTGGTGGAGAGTGGATTGAAGTTGGGAGCGGAACATCAACTGTTTTTGTTTCTGATACAGCGCCAACGGTAGATGTAGAGCAAGGGAATCTTTGGTTCAACTCGGAGTTATTGAATCTTTCTATTTACTACTCCAGTTCATGGATTCAGTTAACTGATTTGCCACAAATTGAAGAACTTGTTGACTTGTTGGATGTCAATATCACTGATATTCAGCCGAATGATGTTTTGGCTTGGGATAATGAGGCTGGCGAATGGGTGAATATGCCCATGAGCGGTGGTGGTGGTGGAAGTGGCGCTACAGGACCGACAGGACCTACAGGTGCTACAGGTGCAACGGGTGCTACAGGTGCAACGGGTGCTACAGGTGCAACGGGTGCTACAGGACCGACTGGTGCCACAGGCGCTACTGGCGCAAACGGCACAGATGGAGCAACAGGCGCGACAGGTCCGACGGGCGCGACAGGTCCATCTGGTTCAAACGGCGCAGATGGAGCAACAGGTGCCACAGGAGCAACTGGCGCAACAGGACCACAGGGCGAAGTTGGCGCAACAGGACCAGTCGGTGCAACGGGTCCGACGGGCGCAACTGGCGCTACAGGAGCGACTGGACCGACAGGACCGACAGGACCGCTCAATGATTTGTCAGATGTTGTCATCACTTCTGCTCAAAACGGTCAGTTGCTTGAGTTTAACGGAACAAACTGGGTAAACGCAGTTCGCCCATCAAGCGAACCGATGGGTTTTGAGAACGCAGATAGTTGCAATATCAGTTTTGATAACGGCAACAGGCAATTCAGCATTTCGCCTGTTTCTGGTTCTTTCACTATTTGGGTGAACGGCATACGGTTCGTCAAAACTGGAACGGAAAATGTCACCCTCCCCAACACTTCCGCGCTCTATTACATCTACTACAACTCAAGCGGAACTCTTAGTTATAAGACTTCTTTCTTCACGCTTTCGTCCGAAGCACCAGTCGCTTACGTGTACTGGAATCAATCCGACGGAGTTAATCACTTCTTTGCTGACGAACGTCACGGAGTCACCCTTGACTGGGCAACGCACGAGTATTTGCACAGAACTCGCGGCGCAGCAATAGCCAACGGATTCGGAGTAAACAACTATACGACGACTGGCAACGGCTCGTCTGATTCGCATGCGCAACTTGACATTGCGAACGGAACATTCTTTGACGAAGATTTACGAATTAATATCACCCATTCCGCCACTCCAGCGGCAAATTCGCACGAACAAGTGTTGCAGGGCGGAGCGGAACTTCCAGTCTTTTATCGGACTAATACGCACTACAGGAGGGACGCGGCAACCAAGTTCCCGATGAAACAGGGAACCTCTCGCGTCACCTTCAACCAATTTTCTGGTGGCGTTTGGTCAACTCCAGACATTGATAACAACAAGTTCGGCATCACCTACATAGTTGCCACGAACGACCTGAACGACCCGATTTTTGCGATGATGGGTCAGGCGCAATACACCGACCAAGGCTCTGCCGAAGCGGCTTCCTGGAACGACATGAATCTTGACGACTTCCCTGTCGCCGAGTTCAGAATCCTTTACAAGATTATTTACCAAGCCGCAAATGCTTATACAAATACTCCGAATGCGAGGCTAACTGGAATCCAAGATTTGCGTGTCTCCTTCATCAGCGGTGGAAACCTTGCCACGGCACCAGTATCAGACCACGGAACATTGACTGGTCTTTCAGACGATGACCATCCACAATATTTGCTGGCTGATGGAACGCGAGCCGCTACTTCATTTACAGTAACAAACGATTTGACCGTCAATGGCAACTTGACGGTAAACGGAACCACAACGACCCTCAACACTGAGACACTTTCCGTAGAAGACAACATCGTTGTACTCAACTCTGGCGTCACGGGAAGCCCGACAACGAATGCTGGCATAGAAGTAGAGCGCGGAACCTCCGACAATGTAGCCATCATATGGAACGAAACAACAGACAAATGGCAATTCACCAATGATGGAACAACATATATTAATTTTGACACCGCAGGACCAACTGGTGCTACTGGTCCGACAGGACCGACAGGTGCTACTGGTGCGACAGGTCCGACAGGACCAGAACAATACGTCACAATTTCATCAGGTGCACCAGTTTCGCCAAGCGCTGGCGAGATGTGGTTTGATTCTGACACTGGTCAAACTTTCATTTACTACGATTCGTCTTGGGTGGAAATCGGTGGCATACCGAATGGTGCAAGAATCACCGTTTCCTCAACTGCTCCGTCTTCTCCGTTGAGCGGTGAACTATGGTTTGACTCAGATGATGGTGCGACCTACGTCTATTTTGATGGTGTTTGGGTTGAAGTTGGGGCGACAGCAGTGGACGTTCTTTTATCCACGATTAATGCAAAAGGTGACCTACTCGTCGGCACGGCAGACAACACAGTGGACAATTTAACTGTCGGCACGAATGGTCAGATACTTGTGGCTAATTCTTCAACTTCTACTGGTTTAGAATGGCAAACACCGACATACGCATCAACTGGCAAGGCAATCGCCATGTCAATAGTTTTTGGAGGCTGAAATGGCTGCACCTAACATCGTTAACGTTTCTACAATCACAGGTAAAACGGCTGTTTTGGCAGTCACGACATCTGCTACGGCTATTGTTACGAACAGCGCCGCATCGGGCAAGGTATTTAAAGTCAACGCCTTGTATGTCGCCAATGTTGATGGGACGAATGCTGCCGATATTTCGGTTGCGTTTTTCCGTTCATCTGTTTCGTACGAAATTGCTCACACTGTTTCGGTTCCTGCCGACGCAACCCTTGATGTCATCAGTAAATCAATTTATTTAGAAGAAGGCGACGAACTACGTCTCACCGCTAGCGCTAATGGCGACCTTGAGGCGGTGTGCTCTTACGAGGAGATTAGTTAATGGGTGGGATGGGTGGACGTATCGGTCCAATAGCGACAAGTCTCGGAAGCGGTATCTGGAATCTCACTGACTATCAACAAAAATTCGGTCAGGCTAGACCACCATTAACGGTTGAATATCTTGTAATAGCGGGTGGTGGAGGCGCTGGAAACTCAACTGGAGACGCATCTGGCGGCGCTGGTGGAGGCGCTGGGGGATATAGAAGTTCTGTTATTGGGGAAGCATCTGGAAGAAACTCGACTGTTGAGTCACAACTAACACTCAATACAGGAACATCATACACAGTAGTCGTGGGTGCTGGTGGAGCAGCAGCAAATTCAAGCGCATGGAACAATCCAGGAACACAGGGTTCCAATTCGGTATTCCATACCATTACTTCTATTGGGGGCGGTGCGGCAATTGCAAACGGAACAGGTGGCACTGGTGGTTCTGGTGGAGGCTCCTCTACTTCTGGTGGTGCAACATCTGGCGGCGCTGGAACTTCTGCTCAAGGGTTTGATGGAGCAGGATGCGCCAGCAAAGATGCCTACGGCGGTGGCGGTGGTGGCGCTGGTGGCAACGGCTCCACAAGCGGCAACGGCGGAGCGGGTATTTCATCTTCTGTAACTGGAACTGCTGTATCGCGAGCAGGTGGCGGTTCTGGTGGACCTTCAAACGGAAATGCGGGGGCAGCGGCAACTGCTGGAGGAGGTTCAAGTAACACAAATGCTGCTGGAACCGCTGGAACTGCTGGAACTGGTGGCGGTGGCGGTGGCGGTGCCGAAAACACTGGTGGTGGCGGTTACCTCGGAGCAAACGGTGGTTCTGGGGTCGTTGTATTGAGATTTCCTTCCGACTATACGATTTCGGCAACTGGTGGTGCATCAATAAGTACTTCTGGCATATCGGCGGGTAAAACATATGCGGTGGTTTCTGGCTCTGGTAGCGTTTCTTGGACATGACCAAGAAAACACAACATGATGTTCTTCTCATAGACAACTTTCTTCCTTCGGAAACATTTGAGAACATCAAAGCCCAAATGATGGGCGACAACTTTCCATGGTTCTACCGACCATACAAAACACAGGCAACCAACGACGACGGCATATTTGATTCACAATTCACCCACACCTTCTACTTTGACGACAAATGGAACAGCCCGTACCTTTGGGCTGTGGAACCAGTGCTCTCCATATTGAACCCCCAAAAAATAATGCGCATCAAAGCCAACCTGACTGTCCCCCATAGCGAAGTGAAACAATGGGGGATGCACACGGATTTCAACGACCCCTTGATGACTACGGGAATCCTGTATTTGACCGATTGTGACGGTGGCACCGTTTTTTCTGATGGGAAACGGGTAGAGAGCAAATCCAATAGGTTTATCTCGTTTCCAGCAAACACATTCCATTCTGGGGAAACATTTACAAACGCCAAAGCGCGCGTTGTTATCAATTTCAATGTATTTTTATGATTGTCAGAATGGTATACACTTTAAACGGGCAAAACAACAAAAAAGGATATAAACATGGCACATTTTGCTGAACTTGGCGAAGACAACATTGTCTTGCGAGTAATCGTCGTATCCAATGACGACTGCAAAGATGCAGACGGCAACGAATCTGAATCAGTAGGCGCAGAGTTTTGCCGAAACCTATTAGGTGGCACTTGGAAACAAACAAGTTATAACGGCAACATTCGTTTCAGATATGCAGGCACTGGATACACATACAATTCCGTTTTGGATGCCTTCATCCCACCAAAACCATACCCTTCTTGGACTCTCAATGAGGAAACGGCTGACTGGGAGGCACCAGTAGCACGACCAGAAGAACACGGATTCTGGTCGTGGAACGAAGAGAATCAAGAGTGGGAAGCAATTCAATTGCCGTCGGAGGAGTAATACCACATGGCATTATCTTTTCCTTCAAGTCCTTCCAACGGTGACACCCATACAGACAGCGGTCGCACTTGGCAGTGGAACGGAACAACTTGGAAAGTTGTTACTGGCACGATTACTGCTGGTTCCGTGGGAACATCTGAACTTGCGGATAGCGCTGTCACTACTGCCAAAATTGCTTCTGGTGCAGTAGTAGAAGCAGATATTGCATCAAACGCAGTCACTCAAGCAAAACTTGCTTCAACCTTGTCGGCGATAACTATTTGTACTTCCTCTACGAGACCAGGCTCACCGTTTACTGGACAAACCATTTTTGAGACGGATACAAACATGCAAAAAGTTTGGCTTGGCTCTGCGTGGTCAACTGGCACGGCGCATGTTCGTGCTGTAACAGTTGAGTATTTGGTTATCGCTGGTGGCGGCGGTGGAGGAGGTTGGGGAGGCGGAGGCGGTGCAGGCGGATATCGCAATTCTACTATTTTGGAAACAAGTGGAGAAAATACAAGCAGTGAGTCGCCTTTGAATTTATTGGCAGGAACATACACGGTGACAATTGGTGCTGGTGGAACAAGAGGAGACCAGGCGTACACGGCTGGCGGAAATGGCGGAAACTCCGTGTTTCATAGCGTCACATCAACGGGTGGTGGTGGCGGTGGAAGATATGACGGTGTGGCAGGTGCTGCTGGTGGGTCGGGTGGAGGCGGTGGCATGGGTCAAACCGCCAATGCGGCAGGAGGGGCTGGAACGGCATCGCAAGGATTTGGCGGAGGAATAGGTTCAAATAATGTCGGAGAATGGACCAATACCCGTGGAGGAGGCGGTGGAGGCGCTGGACAGGTCGGATATGACGGTAGAGCCTCAGTCAATACCACCACAAACATGGGTCGTGGTGGAAACGGTTTAGCAAGTTCAATCACTGGCACTTCTGTTACCCGCGCTGGCGGCGGTGGCGGACATGGTGGATACATGGCTCAAGTAGAAAACGGTGGTGCTGGAGGTGGCGGTAAAGGTGGTAGATACACCGTGGCTGGCGCAGACAGCGGCACAATAAACACTGGCTCAGGAGGCGGTGGTGCTTATGGCTCCGCTGGAGAACTCTGCGGTTTGGGCGGCTCAGGCGTAGTTATTGTTAGGTACCTAACCTCAGACGCAAGTGGCTACACAATCACTGGCGGCACAAAAGTCGTCGGACCGACAGGCGCAACCGCATATACGGTTCACACATTCAATTCTAGTGGAAGTTTGGTGATTGCCTAATGCCTATTGATTTTCCCAACTCCCCCACGAACGGTGACACATTTACTGTCGGAACTAAAACATGGCTGTTTGACGGCACCTCGTGGAGCGTCATTACGGGAGCAGCCATACTTGAGACTGGTTCAGTTACTGAAGACAAACTAGCAAACTCTGCTGTCACCAACGCCAAAATTGCAACTGGGACAATAGCGAACAATAAATTAGTCAATTCTTCAGTGACGATAGGTTCCACGTCCGTATCACTCGGTGCGACGCAGACTTCTTTTTCTGGTTTGACTGGCGTTACATCAACAACCGCAAATGTTTCTGGAACATTGACACTCAAAACGGTAATTGAGTCTGCCCTGATATCCGCAACGGCGGCAACGGGAACAATCAATATTGACTTTCTCACCAATCCGACCGTGTATTACACGACAAATGCGACCGCCAACTTCACCCTAAACATAAGGGGAAGTTCAGGTTCTTCAATGGATTCTGTTATGGCTACTGGCGACATAGCGACAGTAACTTTTTTGAACACGAATGGTGCGACACCCTACAGACCTACAGTCTTCCAAGTAGACGGAAGCGCAGTGACACCGAAATGGCAAGGCGGCACAGCACCCACGGGTGGCAACGCTTCTTCCATTGACGGGTACACGATGACGGTAATCAAAACAGCAAGCGCTACATTCACTGTGTTTGCGAGCCAAACCAGATTTGCATAATCATGCCGATTTTTAACTCGTTTTCGGCTGGAACAGTCAAAAAGTTCGGTTTCTCTCAAGGTTCAAAACGCCTGCTTGCAATGCAACATTTGGTTATTGCTGGCGGCGGCGGTGGTGCATTGAACGGTGGCGGAGGTGGACCAGGTGGTGGCGGTGCTGGTGGCTACAGAAACTCCGTAACAGGAGAAACATCTGGAGGAGGCTCATCAGCAGAAACATCAGTTTCGCTAACCGCTGGCGCCACATACACGATTACTGTCGGCGGTGGCGGAGCGCAGGCAGTTGACTGCGACGCCCTTGGTGGGACTGGCGGAAATTCTTCAATATCTGGTGATGGCGTAAACATTATCTCGCTTGGTGGTGGTGGTGGTCATTCAAATGCTGGAGCGTTAAGTGGAAGTGCTGGCGGTTCTGGTGGCGGAACTGCATCCTTCGTATCGGACCTTGGATTGGGAAGAGCATCAGGAACTGCAGGGCAGGGACATGACGGCGGGTTGCCAAACAACGTCAGCCCTGGCGGTGGCGGTGGCGGAGGTGGAGCAGGTGGACTTGGCGGAAGTGGCGGCGAAGCAGTCGGAGGCGCGGGAGGCGCAGGGCTTTCATCAAGCATCAATGGAACATCTACGGCAAGGGCTGGAGGTGGAGGTGGCGGCGTCATGTGGTTTGGTCAAACACTTCAGGGTACGAGGGGAAGCGCAACCGCAGGTGGCGGATATGGTGGGCGGCAGGAGGAACAAGGGCAAGGCGGAACGACGAACACTGGCGGTGGTGGAGGTGCGGGTGGCAACGACGCAGGACCTTGCGGTGCTGGAGCGGCTGGGAACGGTGGAAGTGGCATAGTTATTCTTCGTTACTTGACAGCAGATGCAACAGGCATGACAATAACTGGCGGTACAAAAGTTGTCGGACCGACAGGCGCAACTTCGTATACGGTTCACACATTTACATCAACTGGAAACCTCGTTCTTTCATAACGAAAACTGTTAGCATCACTGCGTGAGATTTCACGTCATTAGTTTGCCCCATACGCAAACAACGTTTGATTTTACAGCATGTGCTTTTACTGAAAAAGTCAGAAAGTTTGCTGTAATGATGAAGTCGATTGGGCATACGGTCTATGTATATTCTGGCGACAAGAACGATGCGCCATGTGACGAGCATATTGAGTGTTTCAGCGAGACGGAAAGATTAGATGCGGTTGGCAAAAACCATTACACAATGGCTTCATTCGACCATGCCCTCCCCCACTGGGTCAAATTTAACAATCGAGTAATATCAAAATTAAAAACACGATTGCAAGAACACGATTTTATTTGCGTCATAGGCGGATACTCCCACAAACCAATTGCCGACGCTTACCCAAGCCATATGACAGTTGAGTTTGGGATTGGCTATCCAGGAACATTTGCAAAATATCGAGTATTTGAATCATACGCATGGATGCATACGGTTTATGGGGCGCAGTCAAACGGAAACCCTGCTTCTGCCAATGGAAATTTTTTTGATGCTGTTATACCTGCATACATAGAGCCAGAGTTGTTTCCATTTGTGGATAAACCAAGTGATTATTACTTATTTATGGGGCGCCTTATTGAACGCAAGGGGTATGAAATAGCCGTAGAAGCATGTAGGAGAACCAACTCCCGTTTAATTATTGCAGGACAAGGCAATCAGCCTTCGTATGGAGAATATGTTGGCGTTGTCGGAAAAGAAAAGCGCGCCGAATTATTTGGGAATGCGATTGCATCATTTGCGCCAACTATATACATAGAGCCATTTGGAACAGTCGTCATCGAGTCGCAAGCATGCGGAACTCCGACCATCACAACTGATTGGGGGGCGTTTACGGAAACAGTTGTAGACGGTTTCAACGGATTTCGTTGTCGCACATTGAAAGAATTCATTGAGGCAATGGAGAAAGCAAAAGCACTTGATAGGTCTGCCATAAGGGCAAGCGCCATAGCCAAATATGGTCTTGATACTGTGGCAATTCGCTACAACGATTATTTCGCAAGATTATTGACCCTTTGGGGTGACGGCTGGTATGCGGTTTAGCCTTTAAATCGTTATTTTGTGGGATAATTGGGAAATGGCAGTCGTTTTCCCTTCATCACCCTCCCTAAATCAAAGATTTACGGTGGCTGGCAAGGAGTTCCAGTGGGCTGGCTCATATTGGTATAGAGGACGACCAAATAATGTCATACTTGATGGCGGGTTTGCTAGAACCGAAATCTCTGACACAAACATGCATGCTGACGGAGGCTCTGCTTAACAATGTCGTATAAAAAAATACTTTTGCGTCGTGATACTTCGTCTAACTGGTCGTCAACAAACCCGATTCTGTCAAGTGGGGAACTCGGCTACGAGACAAATACTGGCAAACTGAAAATTGGTAATGGTTCTTCCGCATGGAACTCATTGGCGTATTGGTCAGGAAACCTTTCGGCAGGCGCTCTAAATGACCTTGGCGACGTAACGATTACCGATGCCGCAAATGGTGACTTTCTGCGCTGGAACGGAACTGCATGGGTAAATGATGCGGTAAATCTTGCCACTGACACTGTGGGCAACTACATGGTTGATGTCTCTGCTGGCACTGGCATAACTGTAAGCCACACACCAAGTGAAGGCTCAACGGCAACCGTAAGTGTCAACACTACCGTCATTGCGCCGCTTGCATCTCCAACTTTTACTGGTACGGTCACAGTCCCAACCCCAGTAAACGGAACTGATGCCGTAACAAAAAACTATGCAGACACAATTTCTGCAGGCATCAACTGGCACGTTGCGGTTGAACTAACAACTGCTGCCGCTCTGCCAAATTCTCCAACATACAACAATGGAACAAGCGGTGTTGGGGCCACACTCACGGCTGGCTCAAATGCGCGTCTTTTGGTCGACGGAACAAATGCCACAACTGGCGACAGAATCCTAGTCAAAAATCAAGTAGATGCAACTCAAAACGGACTTTATGTTGTTACGGCTCAAGGCTCAGCAAGCGCAGTTTATGTTCTTACCAGAGCATCTGACCAAGATGGATTTAATGACGATGTGGCTCGTGGTGACGCCGTTTACACTGCAAGTGGCGCAACAAACATAAACCAAGGTTTTATTCTTTACTCTCTTGGAACTGGCACAAACGGGAAACACATAATTGGAACAGATAATCTCAACTGGTCTCAGTTCACTGGCGCCGCCAATATAACTGCGGGAACAGGAATCACCAAAACTGGCAATACCTTGTCAATTGGGCAAGATGTCGGCACAGGCGCAACTGTGAGTTTTGCTACCGTAAACGCAAATCTCACAGGTGCAGTGACTGGAAACGCCAGCACGGCTACAACTTTGCAAACAGCAAGAAATATTGCTGGAAAGTCTTTTAACGGTTCAGCAGATATTTCGATTGCTCCAACCGACCTGACTGGAGTTACATCAACCGCATCAGAAATCAACATCCTTGATGGAGCAACACTTTCTACGACTGAACTCAATTACGTAGATGGTGTAAGTTCACCAATTCAAACACAACTTGATGCAAAGGCGCCTCTCGCATCCCCAACGTTTACTGGTTCTGTTTCGGTGCCAACACCTACAGAAAATTCGCATGCCGCAACAAAACTCTATGTTGATGGAGCAGTTTCTTCGGCGTCAATTACCGCACTGAATGATATTGGTGACGTCACCATAACAAGTGCGTCATCTGGCCAATTCCTGAAATGGAACGGCACTGCCTGGATTAACGACTCAATTCCAGCGATAAATAGCATTGACGACATTACAGGCGTAACCATTACAGCCGCTGCGGATAAAGACTTCTTGATGTTTAACGGAACTGCATGGGTTGACCAACCAATAACACTTGGAACCGACACAAGTGGCAACTATGTTTCCGATGTCACGGCTGGAACTGGCGTAACAGTAACTCACACTCCTGGCGAGGGTTCGAGTGCTTCAATTTCAATTGGGCAGGCTGTTGGCACAAGTAGCAACGTCACATTTGCAAACATAACATCGACTGGAACAGTTTCTTTGTCTGGTGACCCGTCTAGCGCCCTGCACGCTGTGACCAAACAATATGTTGACAATGTTGTTAGCAACATCAACTTCCATGAGCCTGTCCATGTTGCAACCACAGCAAACTTAGATGGAACTTACTCAAACGGAACATCTGGCGTCGGCGCCACACTCACTAAAAGCACCAATGGCGCAATCGGAACAATAGACGGCCAATCTGTTTCTGTTGGGCAAAGAATTTTGGTTAAATCGCAAACTGATGCTAAACAAAACGGAATTTACACCGTAACCGCAGTTGGTGACGGCTCAAATCCATGGCAGTTGACGCGAGCAACAGACGCTGACAATAACCCAAGTGGTGAACTCAAATCGGGCGATTTTTGCTTTGTCACAAATGGAAGCACAAACGCTGGATTCGGTTTCGTCAACTCGTCAGTTGCAAGCCCAATCGTCATCGGAACAAGCGAAGTAACTTATTCGACTTTTAACGCTGCGCAAGTAGTCGTTGCTGGAACTGGTCTTTCATATTCTGGAACAACGCTCAATGTAGGGACTGCCGATTCTGGTCGAATCGTAGTAAACGCAGACAACATAGACTTGGCAACAACTGGCGTATCAGCATCGACATACACTTCGGTAACAGTTGACACATACGGTCGCGTAACTTCTGGTTCAAATCCGACAATAACCCTTGGCACGAATACCAACGGCAACTACATGGCCGATGTATCCGCTGGAACTGGGATATCGGTAACCCACACGCCTGGCGAAGGCTCAACAGCAACAATTGCTTTGGCAGACGTGTCAACAAATGCTCAAACGGCGAGTTACACGCTGGTGCTATCTGACAAGAATAAGATTGTCGAAATGAACGTTGGCTCTGCAAACAACTTGACTGTGCCGCTCAACTCGTCACAGGCTTTTCCAGTTGGTTCACAAATAAACATTTTGCAAACTGGCTCTGGTCAAACAACCGTTGTTGCAACTGGCGGAGTAACGATTAACGCAACTCCTGGCTTGAAACTTAGAGCCCAATGGTCATACGCCTCCCTCATAAAGAGAGCGGAAAACACTTGGGTTTTAGTTGGAGACATTTCAGCGTAATTTATGCCAACTAGAGCGCCAAAAGACAGCGGTGGCAAAAAGCCAACTACGCCAACAAGTCCAACGGGCACGGCCGTTCCCGTTGTAAATAACACCAACCCAAACAGCGTTCAGTCAGTAAGCGTTGCTTTCACGCCGTCTTCTTACATTGGCAAGGGAACAGTTACATACACGGCGACCTCAAGTCCTGGTGGTTTGACTGGGACTGGCTCATCTTCGCCAATAACCGTATCTGGCTTAACTTCTGGAACTTCTTATACATTTACGGTTGTCGCAAATACAAATTACGGTGTTCCATCAGATGTTTCAGGGGCATCACCATCGGTAACTCCTCCATATTTCCCGCCATTTTTCCCACCCTTTTTCCCTCCATACTTCCCGCCGTTCTTCCCACCGTTCTTCCCGCCATTCTTTCCTCCTTTCTTCCCGCCATTCTTCCCCCCATTCTTCCCGCCATATTTCCCACCTTGCTTTAATCCAAAATTGGGTCCGTGCTGATTAGTAAAATCCAGAACCACAATGCAGTTGCCGTTAGGGTTGTGACATGAGCATGGACGTTACAGCAGAAAGCCCATGGAAAATTAAACCAGGGCATTTTGGAAACAGCGTCTCCAATATTGTTGTTATTGAAAATTTTATTGAATTAGAAGACCTTAAAATAATTCAAGACTTTTGTCCAACAATTAATGAATGGAACAACTCTGCAGAGAGCGTATATGCCGAAGACGGCACATGTTTGTATGATGCAGACTACTGGAATGATAGGCAATGCAGTAGTGAGATACTGGAAAAACTCAACAAACAAGTTTGGTTTATTGTCGATAAATATATTGACAAGATGCAAAAAACAATAGAAGACTTTTACAAAGTCAAAGTAAGTAAGCGCCCACCAGTAATAATGAAGTGGCGCCCAGGAATTGAACAGCGCCCGCACGCAGACAAACAACTAAACGACGGAAGACCAAATGCATTTGTTGATTATGACCTCAACTCGTTGTTTTATTACAACGACGATTTTGAGGGCGGCGACTTGTTCTACCCCCAACACGACATCACCATAAGGCCAAAACCTGGATTAGCGGTAATGCACCCAGGAGACGTTAATTACCTACATGGCGTAACAATGATTACAAAGGGATTTAGGTATACGACTCCATCGTTCTATACGGTTGTTGGCTCATAATCCTGTTTTCTTTTTTTGCTGTTTCTTTGCAATTAACAATTGTCCAAACTGAGTCAATAAACAAAGAACCAACGAATTCTGCTTTCTCTCCGTGCAAAAGCATAAGGCGAGTGAGCCCATCTTTTTTAAATATTTCATTGAGTGGATACCCATGAATTGCTCCGTCAACATATTCATATTTTCCTTTTGCGGTTATCTCATAAAATTTTTTTTCTGATTGTTCTCCCCATAAAGAATTGAAGTCAACAAGAAGTTTGTCAAATCCAGTCTTGACTAGTTTTTCTGCAGTTTCTGGCCCGCAGTTACCAAAACCCACACACATAATTACGTCAGAACGTTTTGATAGTTCTTCCATCGTCACAACGTCAAATGCTCCGACAGATAAGGCTCTTTTTTGGGTTTTTTGCGAGCGACCCTCAGATGCCCAAATAACCGAGTGGCCAGATTCGCGCAAAGAAAAGGCAATAGAAGAACCCATTACGCCAAGTGAAACAACGCCAATATTTAAGTTGGTAGCCATATAAGAATGATAGTCTCACCCCATGGAGACAAACATCCCCAAGGGCTTTGACACATCAACCCCATATCACGATTACACAGTTACCGAAGTTATTGCTAGACACTTTTGGGTGGGGGAGACAACTGGATATCAAGCAGTTGCCAATGCGTGGCAGCAAATAGCAAATGGGAAAATTGATGAATTGGGGCTAGAAACAGGTTTTGTTGAAAGCGCAGGATTTCTACATGCTTTAAACACTTTTGGCAAAAATATTCACATTAATGGTCATGGGCACAAAACAAATACTGGCAGGCATTCTTATGTTGACTACAGGATGTTAAAACAATACACATCATATGACAAGCATGAAGATTTTGTCGATAATGGATATGCAGTATTTCTCAACTCCATATCTGAGAATTACATTAATAAATATAAATTGGAATATGCAGAACGCATGTCCGCGGCTTCAACCAGCCAGCAATCTTATTTGCCATCCAAAAAAGAGCATCTTGTTTCCGAAACCATAGTTTCCATTCTTTGCAGTGAATTTATGGATGTTTTGGCAAATTCACTTGGTTCTGCGTACGGATTGGCTTTTGTTGAAGCGCACATGTTGTTTTCTGGCGGGAATTGGAAAATTGAAGTGCCCTGGTGCAATCAGGAAATTACATCGCCAGGGACGATTATGGCAATGGTGGCCATTGAGGACCATCACCCAATATCTGGAGTACTGCAAATATCAGCAGGCTCTCACACCTTAAAACTTGACACAGAAATAGTTGGCGATTTGAGCACTGCAGTAAAATACCAGGCATACAGCAAATATTGTCATACGCTGGCGAATGATGATGTTTCTAAAATATATCAACATATGCCCATGGCTGGCGATGCGATTGCGTGGCAGGGCAGGTGCCTATACAGCGATGCAGTGCCAGCAGGCAAGGAACCCAAAACCAGAAATTCACTTATTGGGATTTTTGAAAAAGTTGATGCTCAAGAAAAACGAAATTCATTAATCCCAGTCAAAGATAGAAATAACTTGTTTCTTGTTAAGTGATTACATTCCCAACATGTAATCAATATCGTTTTTAATTATTCGCAAAGACTCGTCAATGCCCTTTTGTTGCAGTTTTGTTGGGTAGGGCGCATTTGTCCATTTGAAAAACTCTTCTTCCCCAAGTTCTTCCTTTATTTTTTGCAAGCCTTGACCCTGCCACCAGTAAAAAGGTTGACCATAAATATCTCGCTCACCAAGAAGAAAAGAATTGTGATATCGAACAAACTTGGTTCCAGTTTTGTCAATCAGAAATTTTGTGAAATTTCCAGTCAGATTACACATTCCCACTTTGTCATCTGGCTTTGATGCTTTTACTTTTGCCCAGGGTATAAATTCATCCGTATACGGAGTGCCATTTTCCTGATAATCGGCCTTGTAGCAACCAGTAAGGTAAAACCAAAGTTCGTGAATATCTTGAATTTTTTGTGAGTTTGGTATGTAATTTTCACTATACGAATGTTTGTCAAAGCGTCCATTTGTCAATTCTGTAAACTCGTAAGTTGAACCAAAATGTTTTTGAGCATAATCTTGAGCAATTTGACCTGGGGTAAGGTCTAATCCGTTTTTTTCTGCATATGTGGCAAGACCGCCCTGGAATTGCTCATATCCGTGACACACAAAATCATCCACGACAACGGCCAATATTTTAAAATTATCGTTTCCCTTATACATTTGATGAAGTTGCTCAATTACGCCATGCTGGGGTATGTTGCCACAGCCAGCAGCGACATTGAAAAGAAGCGTTACCTTCCCTTTTGCGTCGCCCAAAACGTCATTGTTTTTCCCGTCGGCAGACTTAATTGGTATTTCGTAAATAGATATTGGAAGATTGTAGATTTCTTGGGATATCGTCTTTGCAGTCACGGCAATATTCTACTATGATGTTGCTTCACACCAAGGAAGGCAACACAAAATGAACACAAGCGTAAACGTCTCATGTGAGTATTTGGGTGACCCGCGTTTTGCAATTATGGTTTACAGAAATATGCTTCCCAGAGAACTTCGGTTAATCGAGCGCCTTGAGGAAACCATAGGGACAAGCACAACCCCTCCCTACATGTGGATGGAAGCCCTTGTGGGGCACCAACAAAAAATGCCCGAATATAGAGACTGCTTTGATTGCAAAGTCAGCGAGCAAATTGCAATAAGCGCACCAGCCCAATTTTCCGAAATTACTCGGATTTGGTCAGATACGAACGAAAGATTAATTCCATGCCTGAGACATTACGAGTCGATGTACAACGTAAAGATGGACTACATGGAAGCAATCAATTATGTCAAATATGGGCGCAATCAGCACTTTCAAGTACACACGGATGATGGCTTCTCCTATACATGCACAATTTCATCAGTAATGTACTTGAATGACGACTATGAGGGCGGAGAATTAATTTTTCCGCATTTTGATTTAAAGTTCAAGCCAGAAGCAGGCGACATTGTGTTTTTCCCATCAAATTTTTTATTTTCCCACGCGTCGCTTCCAGTGCAAAGTGGAACCAAATACTCAGCAGTAACCATGTTCGACTACGACGACACATTTCACAATAAGCCACAGTCCTACTCGCCACAGGCAGCAACACGTGGAGTTAGCGCCTCACAATGACAAATGTTCAATTTGTCAAAACAACACAAAATCCACCAGAAATTAGGCAGTCCAGAATCAAAAGGGACTGGATGGACGAGACCTACAAAAAGCATGCTTATCAATGCATGCCAATGTCGGTTGCAAATGTTTTTGGTTGGGAACTTGTACTGAGCGAAGATGTTGTTGTCCAGTGGGATGGCGGAAACTCTGTCCCCAAAATATTGTCTGGAGAAAAAACATCAAGCGGGTTTACCCAGGTGCATTGCTCAATCATCGGCATGGTTTCTTTCGCTATGGGTTGGGTTATACGAACAGAAGAAAATTACAGCACTTGGTTTTCTGGTTTGCCAAACTACCTAAGGGAAGATGCGCAAGCACTTTCTGCGACTGTCCCCACATTTTGGTGGCCAGACGAAATTCAGATGAACTGGAAAATAAACAAAATTGGTGCTCCAGTAACGTTTAAAGCAGGTGAGCCGTTCTGTTTCTTTAACGTTTATGACAACAGGGTCATGACGGAAGTAAGTGTTTCTGTGAGCAACTTGTGGGATGACAAGGAACTTGTTGAACAGAGGGTTAAATATGGCGAACTCAAAGCAAAAAATAATACTGAAAAGCCATGGACGTGGACAAAAGGAATCAAAACAGGACTTGACGCAGACAACAATGTTATTGGGCCAACATTCACAGGACTTCCCGTTATCACAGTCCCAAATCAAAAGTGATAAAATTGCGGCTATGGATGACAGATATTTTGGCTCATACCCAATCATTGATGATGAGGCCATTAATGAAATATTGTCTATTGAAATGGTTAATCTTGGTGGTGGAGTAATTGCATTTCGAAACGCTTTTAAATTTGACCAACAAAAACTTTTGTCTTGGATTGATAAAGAAGGTAAAAATTCCAACGAGCAAAGATGGAAATTTGATTACGACGTCACTGGGCAAAAGTACGCAATTAATGAAGACGGAAACAAGTTTTCCATAGAGCAGATGAATGAAGTTCCAGTAAGAGTTCTTCAAGTTGTTCACGAAAACACAGAAAAGGACATGGTTGAATTTTTTAAGTACCTGGAAGATTCAATTTACAAATGCGTAATCAAGTACGTTCATGAATTTCCCATGGTTTTGCCAACCCTTTGGTGGAGAACAAGGGGGCATGCCCTAAGGTACTCAAAAGGCATGTATCTTGGCGTTCACAACGACAATGACACAAATTTTAGAGCAGAGAAAGGGAAAAAGTACATACCAAAAGGTCAGTTGGGGGCTCGCCAAACGATTGCAATCATGGCGTACTTTAACGATTGTGTCAACGAGGGCGAAGTTGGGGAAAACCAATATTCTGGTGGAGAATTGTTCTTTCCTTATTTGGGAATAAAATATCAAGCAAAAGCGGGTGACATAGTTATTTTCCCATGCAATTTTATTGCGACGCATGGCGTACACACAGTAAAAGAGGGAAATCGGTACGGATATCTCACGTTTTATGCTCAGGGCAGTGGTGACCCCAATGTGCTTGTTGAGGTGTTTGAAGTGGATACCGTAAAAGCATGGTGTGAGCCACACTGGCTAGAACCGCTATACGAGGATTACAAAAAATATTGCGGCGCCGAAGAATTTGGTAAACCAGAAGAAGAGTTAAGCAAAAAGCCAAATCCGCTCTTTCAAAATAGGTCCCTTGAGGGTGAGGAGGGACTAAAGCAGGCATACAGGCATGCAGACGTATTTGATGCCAATAACAAACGTGGTAAAGTCCAATCGCTTTAATAGCGCAATTTCCCCCAACGACACCGTCTTTTTCTACAGGGGCGAACACAGTGCTATTATTGAAACGGACACTTTTTGACTCCAGTTCAAAGGAAAACCAATGAAAATTAGCACAAATATTGATAAGAGGACTCAGAAACGTCTTGTCGAAGAGGCAATAGCCGCCAAAGAAACAGAGATTTATGGCGTTCTTTTGCGTAACGGGGTTGACCCTGAGTCTTTTGACGACAAGGCATTTTCCCCGCCTGACGACGCCAAGCCGTGGGAGTTGGACATCAAGACGCAACTCGGCATTCTCGCATCTCTGCGGGCACGACTAGAAAAACTTGACTAAGCCATGAACCTTTCAGCAGAAAAACTTGCCAAAGCAAAACAAGAAGCAAAAGAACTTCTTGAGTATTCAATCGGCGTTCTTTGTGTTTCGCTGAATGTTGACCCGTCGACAATCGACGGCTCTTACGAGCATTCTTTTCCTGACAATCACCCAGAATACGCCGCCCATGAATCCCTGAAGCGCCAAGTTGCAAACTATATTTTGATTTCTGGTTGATAAACGTGATTCCTAAACCGTCTGTCCCAATTCAAATACAGGAAACGCAAGAGGAAAAATCCCTTGCGGTAAATTTCGATGACTACGAAAATGAAGTTGCAAGATGGAACTCAGTCAGCAGAAAATGGGAATTTAAAAATGGGCAAATGATGGACTGCGCAGTCATCAACGTTTTTTCGGCAAGGGAAGAATAAAAAATGCCACGGTCATGCGCTACTGGCTCAACAGACAAACTTTTTGATGCTGATGAATACATTCTCAACCTCGAGCAGCATATTGCAGAAATTTTGTTTGTTGTGGGCCTTCAGCCCGCAAATGCCGAAAGTTACGAGATTAACGAAATTATCAATGGCTTAAGAGAAACTTTCTCGTTGAAAGAATCTCAAATTGGCAAAAATCAGGCTCATCAATTTATACAAGGCAATTACGCTTTTCTTGTGCAAAAACTTAGAAACGCATGGTTCAATTTGCAAATAGCAAAGTACGGTAAAACATTATGAAACCAGAAGTTCTTTTCACTGGAATGGTAACTTCACAACTTTCCTCTTCTGGCTTGTCTCCATTCCTAGAAGAATACAAAACAAATATGGAAGAATGGTCGACGAGGTGTTGGCAAACACTTCTTGATGCAAACGTAGATTTGCGTCACACCACATTGGGCTTGGGAACGGTGGCCATGCAGTGGCAAACCATCAAACAGATGAGCCATGAATTTTGGTACGGCCTTGTTGTCTCACAAATGCCAATAGGTGAGTTTTTGATTGATGCAAAAAGACCAGAATCAATTCTTTTTGTCAACGGAATTGTCGGCGGTACATCTAGTTTTCTTTTGGCTCCAGAAAGTCATTTTGACAAGTTTCATGATATGGAGATTAATTTTGTAAATGATGCTGGTTTGTTTATGTTTGAAAAGAATTTGCGAAATTGGGACGGCCATGCATCATTTGGTTATTCTGTTTATGACAAGTCAGAATTACTTTCTGACAAAACAGAAAAATTTGACATGATTGTTGCTCAATCTTGGGACCTGTACGATATGGAGTTTATTGAAGCGTTGATTGACAATCTCAACCCTGGCGGAAGCCTTGCCATCAATGGCTCAAACGACTCAACGACTTTGTATTCCTCCTCATATAAGTGGCACCCAAATTACATTGTTCACAAGAAATTGCTTGAATCCGAAGGAACAACTTATCATTTTCCACAATTCTACGGAATGACGCTTTTCGTAAAAAACTAGATTCTCTTTGGTGGGAATTTATTGATGTAGTCTTCGTATATGGACGAGCCAGTTAATTACGGCATGGGAATTGTTTGTTTTCCAAATTCGATAACTGTTGACCATGATTTAGTTATTCCCTATTTTGCTGCATTAAAAGAAAAAGCACTCAAAGAGGACTACACAATTATCCACGAAGATGGCTCGGAGCCATACGCGATAAACAGAAGTGGACACAGATATCCAATTGAGGACATACACACAAGCGCAAGCCACATCATGGATTTTATTAACCCAGAAAGCCCAAAACAATTAGTAGAGTTTTTTGAAAATTGCGAAAAAACAATTTACGAACATCTATTAATGTACATAGAGATGTTTCCGCATATTTTGCCAAACATATGGTGGACAGAAACTGGGCATGTGGCCGCATATGGCCCAAATAGCAGCATGGGGATACACAGTGATAACGACGTCAATTACCAAGTTGGATTTGAGCCAGACCTTCAACTTGCGACAAGGCATGTTTTGAGTGCATTGGTTTATTTAAATTCTTCTGTTGAAGAAGAAAATTTGGGGGAACATGAATATAACGGTGGGGAAATATCATTTCCATATGCTGGCGTAACTCATAGACCAAAATCTGGAGATTTGTTAATGTTTCCATCGAATTACCTTGGCACGCACGAGGTGAAACCATGCTCAAACGGAAATAGGTACGTCTACATTACGTATTTTTCCCATGGCTCAGCGCAAGAAGAAAGAGGAATTAGCCCAGGAGGTAAAGTCCAAGTAGGCAAACAAAGCCAAGTTTGGATGGAGAGCCTCGTAGACGACTATGTTTCATACATAAACACCAAATACAAAACAGCAGAAATCGGGTCACTGACGAGTTCAAAATTAAATTCACTATTTAGTGGAGTGCCAAAACGACTAAATAGTTCAAACACAAAAAACAAATTGCCACAGAATGGTCTTGTGCATGATTAATAGTGATTTTCTAGTTAAAAACCTTGGCGGCGGAGTTGTTGTGTTTAAAAACGCAATTTCCCTAGATTGGGACTCTGTTTTTGATATTGTGGAAATGCTTGTTGACCTTGACTCTCCGTCGATGTACAAGCCAGCACTTGACCCAGAAACAGGCGAGCAAGTACTTTCAAACAAAAGCGAATACATTTATTCACAAGACGCTGCAGGAGAAATGCCGCGTAGATGCTCTGTCGCCCATCAGTCGCAAAATGATAAAGTAATCAAACTGCTAGAAGAACTTGAGTCAGCGAAAGACGAATGCCTTCTTCATTATTTTTGGGAATACCCTTTGGCATACAAGGTTGTATGGTGGAAGGTAAAGGGGCACTTTGTCTCTTACTCACCAACAAAAGGTGGCTTGTATCTTGGCGTGCACTCGGATACGAGCGCTGACTACGCCTACGGATTTGAGCATCCAAAACAACAGTTAGCCACAAGAAATAGCGTTTCGTGTTTGGTGTACCTTAATGATTGCGTAGACACAGAAGAAGAACTGAACGGCAAAAATTTTACTGGGGGACATCATTATTTCAATTATTTGAATTTAACCTATAAGCCTCAAAAAGGCGACATATTGATGTTCCCGTCAAACTATGTTGCCGCCCATGAAGTTAAAACGGTTACTGGTGGACATAGATATACATACTTGGGCTGGTATGCACACGGAACCCCAAACCAAACAGTAGGAGAGCATGTCGTTGAGCCAACCACAAGTCCATCAGCAACAAATGTATATATGCCATCCCTACGAGAAGACGTTATTGCATTTGCCGACAAAAAAGACCCATCAAGAACATCTTTTCTGCATACACTTGCATCTAGGATTTGGTAATGAAAATTTATCATCACGGCTCTGGAATAGTTCAATTTGGCAATGCTGCAAAAATTGACGCTGAACTGTTTAAGGAAGTTATGGATGGCATTGAACAAAACACATTGCCGCAGGGGTATCAACAATCCCCAACATCAAAAGACACAAAACTCAACAATGGACTATATGAATACTCAAATGAGGAGATTTCTTACTCCCCACTTAGATACAACAACTACCTTTACGAAGGCATGCCACAAAAACACGTTGACTTTATATTGTCTTTGGAGGAAGCGCTTTATAAAAGTATGGTTCAATACGCGGCCTTGTTCCCTGTTGTCATAAATTCAATTAGGTGGAGAACAAGAGGGTATTTCATCAGATATGAAAATAGTCAGGGTATTGGACCACACTCCGACTGTGATTTGCCGTACGGAGAAGATGGCGTGACGCCACTTGCGTCATTTCCGCTTTCAAATACTGTTACGTCTGGGGTTATTCTAAATGAAAAATACGTTGGTGGACAAATGGCATTTGCGCCATGGGGGATTGAGTTCAAGCCAAGTGTTGGGGATGTGGTTATGTATCCGTCTTCCTATGCTGGTTGCCACAGCATAAAGAATGTAACGGATGGGGTTAGGTATGCGTATCTTTCCTGGTTTGCTCATGGGAAAAATGAGTCAACCCCATCACCAAATCATGAGACATCAGAACTTGATTCAATTAAATGGGTTAAAAACTTGAAAAAAGATGCGATGGAACTCACCATGAATCGCCTTGAGCATAGGTACATCCCAGTAGGCGAATTATTTGCAGCGCCAGTAAATGCGCCAGACGAAGAAGACCAACATTATTTTGTTATTCAAATTCAGAAAAGGTAATTCTATTCTGTTATTTCACCAGTTCTAAAGTTCAATCCAGAAAACTCTTCGTAGTCTTCTAGTGTCCGTTCCGCGCCAAAAGCACAATCTCCAACTATTCGTTCAGAAAATATTCGTTTATATTCTTTTTTTGACTCTATGTCCATTTCTTCCCATTTTTTAGGGAAATCTTGAGGAACCTGATGGCGCCTAACCCTTGAAAAGGGTTGATTCGAATGGTACAGATGATAAACGCTATGCCTAAATGGCATAACTAAATCAAATCCATGAGTAAACGCTCTTGCGGCTATCAATGGTTCTTCTCCCCAAAAAACAATTTTTGGATTTGGTTTAATTATTGAAAATTCCCCAAGGGTGAATATCATTCCCCCAGAAACAGACTTAATGAACCCGCAATCATCGAAAAAATTTTTTGCCGTCTGAGTTGGTATCAAAGTGTCTTTGAATTGATTTTTATTTTCGCCAAACCAAATTCCAGATTGGCTAAAACGATGAGTGCCAAGAATTATTTCTTTTCCGTTTTCATCGTAGGCATACGGCGGAGGATATTGAGTTATCAGTGGTTTGGGTAATCCCATTTTTTGATACTCGATAACTGAATCAATAAGACCAACATCCCAGTTTTTCTCAAATCTCATGTGAGAGTCAATTTGGAAATAGTAATCTTCTCCTTCGTAAAATTCATTTGCAATATATCTTGACTTTTGCAGGCCAATATTATTTGGCGCAACGCTAGTCGAGGAACGAATCGAAACCCATTTTGGTGATTCTTTGTTTACTTCTATTTCTCCATCAAATAAAACACAATTGTGCACACCAAAAGAAAGTTTATTTTCTCCGCTTGCATTTGTTATTGCGCTAGAGATTGTTTTATTTAACTCAAAATCCCTATATGACGGTATTTGCAAAAAGATGGACACACGTTTTTACCATTTATTCAATGGGCAGGTGGCATTTTGAAGTTTTGTTTTGAGTACCATGAAACACCCGCATTCCCTGCATTGTTTTGTCGCATTTATCAAACGGTCGCAGTCAAGGCAAATGTCAAGTCTTTTTTGGGCTAGTTCATCATTTGCTTTTGGGCGTTCTGGATTCAGAACATCCCATGGACGAGTTTCTCCAAGTTTTTTTTTGTACTCTTTCCAAGCACTCATTCAGATTCTGGCGCAGTAAAACTTACGCCATCCCAAGTTGAGCCAAGTTGGGGCAGATTTTCATAACTGACTTTTACAAAAGTCGGAGAAGAACTAAAAGCCGCTTGATTTCTTTCGTCATTTTTGGAAAATGCAATAAAAGTAGCCACTTCACCCTCGACGATTGCAACAAAAAAATCCATATCTTCTGGAGCCATTGTTTGCATCACAACTTGATTGATTGGAGTTTCCATATTTGTTCCTTTGCTATTTTTTTAGTCTATCACGTTGGGCAAACTGCACCACTGCCGTAATCGCAAGAATTAAATAGACCGAAAGAGCAGCACACAGTCGTTCCATTGGAGCCGTAAATTACATAAGACGTCCAATTACCTATGAAAGGACCACAAATCGACTGAATACACGCTTGGTAATTGCCAACTGGAGTCCACGAGCCCCCAGGCGGAGAGCCAGCGCAAGACACACCTGCACATGGGTCTGGCGGCGCGGTCGTTGTGGTTGTAAAATCTGGAGGAAAAAATGGTGGGAAATATGGCGGCGCAACTGGCGTGACGCTGTTTGATGCGCTTGATGTGGCACTAACTCCATAACCACTTATTGTGCTAACTGTAAATGTATATGCGGTCCCATTACTCAATCCAGTAACTGTAATTGGAGAACTGGAACCGCTGCCAGTAATCCCACCAGGAGAAGAGGTTGCCAAGTATGTTGCAACCCCTTTCCCGTCATAAGCGGGCAAAGAAAAAGATACAGTTGCCTGAGCATTCCCAGCAGACGCTGAAACGGAAGTTGGCGGGTCAACGTACTTGCCCTGACTAGAGGTATTGCCAGGAATCACGATGCGCTCAAATCGCCAATCAAATACCATTCATTTGCTGCACGCTTAACCAAAGTCGCTGATGAATATTGCGCTCGTAGATATGCGCCAGGAGTTGCTCTTACCGATGTGGTTGCTGGAGTCACGGCAACAATCTGTGTTTTCCCAGTTCCATATTGTGTGATGTTTATCTGAGAGCCAATCGGAAAATCAACTGATGCATCAGTCGGCACAGAAACGGTGTTTGCAGAACTTACGTTCATTTCTATAAACTTATTTTTGTCTGCCAATACAAGCGTGTAGTTGGCAGTTTTTGTATCAATCGTTGAGTCCGCTATTTTATTTCGGTCAATTGCCGCACTTGAACTAATGTCGGCATTTACTATGGACGTAGCAAGATTTAGTTTGCTATAGGCGATTGCCGCAGAAGCACCGATATCGGCATTGACGATTACGCCAGAGCCAATTGCGGTAACTCCAGATGAATCGATTGTTACGTCTCCACTCAAAGCGGTAGCAGTTGGAACGTTTGAAGAATTACCCATCAAAACTCTTGCCGAAGTAATACTTGCCAACTTGCTGTGGTCTATGGCTGCTGAAGCATTGATATCGGCATTGACGATAGTTCCGTTTGCAATTTTGGCGGAAGTTACTGCAGAATCTGCCAATTTTGCTTCTGTAATTTCACCGTCTTCTACTTGGGCGCCGACTTCCTCCCACGAACTGCCGTCGTAGTAGTACAACTTTTCCGTTGATTCAACCCAACTAAAAAGGCCTTTCTGTAGCGAAGGCGCACCAGTAATACCGTAAGCCGCAGTTCTATCGGAAATTGTTGCAAATCTTGCAATTGTCTGGTCCGCCACAAATTCGTTTAAGTCCTCTGCGTCGAGAACTTGTCCAGTGGTCCAGTTTTTAACTCCGCCGTTAACGGCCATGTATGACTCCAAAGAATATAAGCGTGGTTAACAACAATAATACATCAGTAGTGGACCCCAAAGAAATAAGCGTGTTGTAAAATTGAAGCGCCCCAGGGAGGCAGAAATTGAAAATTGCGAAACGTGGCAAGGTAATTGCTGCTGTTCTGAGTTCATTCTCGCTTGGACTGCTGTCAACATTTATAGGAATCGGCATGGCAAGCGCCGACTACGTGACAGCGCCATCAAACTTGAGTATTCAAACCAACCAAACAAGCGTCGAGTTAAGTAATGACTTTGATGTCTCTGGTTATGCGGAAAATGCAAATCTTCTTGTTTCTGTTTCGCTTTCTGGCGGAACTGCAGCAAGTTTTTCCGTGGCCACTACAACTGGCCTAACAAGAGAGTTTGGGTACAACTCATGGCTTGGTGTTTCATCGTTGTCGTTTACTGGAACGCAAGCAAATGTAAATGCGGCACTTGATTCTTTGACTTTTAATTCTGGAAACACTGCTGGAACTACAACGCTTACCGTATCGGTGCAAGAAAAAATTTCTGGCTCTTTTTATTTTGAGGGAACTGGCCATCTTTACGAATATGTGCCCTCTTCGGTTTCATACATACAGGCCCGAACAAATGCTGGGACAAGAACACTAAACGGTCTCACTGGCTATCTGGTGACGATAACTTCTGACGAAGAACATAATTTTGTTCTTACGAAAATCCAAAATGCATTCAACATTTGGATAGCGCTATCTGACAGGGCGACCGAGGGTGTGTGGGTTTTGGACCCCAAGGATGGACACCCAGAACAGGGAACAGTTATTTGGAATGGTCTATACAATGGCACTGCTGCTACTGGGAAATATGCCAAATGGTGTGGCGGGGAACCAAATAACTCTGGAAATGAGGATGCGGCAGTAACAAAGTGGGGTGGAGGAAATTGCTGGAACGACCTTCCCGCAGAAGGATGGGCTGGCGGAATCGGCGGATATGTAGTCGAATATGAACCAACTCAAACAGCAAATCCTGTTCATAGCGACTCAATGGAAATTGTCGTTTCGTCTCCGCCCGCAACAACTGTTCCTACAACTACGGTTCCACCAACTACAACAACAACTACTCCTGTCACAACGACAGTTGCCCCCTTCTATAACGCAGTTGAAAATCTCACTGGCACAGCAAACGAAAACGGCAGCGTGTTTCTTGATTGGGATGCTCCTACATCCAGCAATCTTGAACCACACATGTATGACGTCAGTTGGTTTGACCTCAACAACGGAACCGAGTCTGGCGGATGGGGCGTTTGGACATACGCCGCTAATACTTCATACACAGTTGGCTATTTCCAATTCCCTGGGACCACTGGGTATGGCCCAGTGCGTTTCAAGATTCGTGCAGGTAATGCTGCATGTGTTGGTGAAGGACAGGGCTCCTGCGTATACGGACCATACGCAACTGTCGATGTGACGGTAATTGACCCCACTCCTACAACGACTGCGGCCCCAACAACGACTGTGCCGCCAACCACGGTTCCTGTGACCACTACGACTTCGAGTACCACCACGACAACTACGACTACAACAACCATTGCCACCCCACCTCAAACGACAACCACTACTGAGTATGTAGCGCCGACCACCACGCCCGAGTATGCGACGGCAACAACTGTCGGCACAATAGTTCCTGAGACCACCATCCCAGAAGAAACAACCACAACCACCGAACCAGAAGAGATAGAGGAAAATGAACCAGATACAGCAACTACAAGCACAAGTATTCCAAGCCCGAAGGAGGATACTGAAACTACAACGCCTGATACACCAGATTCAGATGAACCAACCGACCCGCAAGGAAGCGGAGAAACTGAGCAAGACAATGGTGAAATTCCACAAGAGAGCGAAGACCCAGTACAAGAACCATCAGATGAAACAACGCAAGAAGAGTCAATTGAGGTTGAAGAAATCGCAGAGTCAATTGCCGAGGCATCGGAAGAAGAGGCAGCCGAAATAGTCGAGTCGGTAATTGACAATATTGTTGAAAGCAAAACAGTTGAAGAACTGACAGAAGAAGACAAAGAAGAAATTGCTGCTGTTGTTTCTGCTGTAATCGAGGCTGGCGTTAGCGAGACGGTTGCCGTGTCGCTGGCGTCAGAACCAGCGGTTCTTGCATCTATTGACGTCTCTCAAGCAGAGGAAATTTTCTCGTCTGTTGACGAGGGTGGTCTTACCGAAGAACAGGGATTGGCAATCGTTGATGCCGTGCAGGAAGCAACCGAAGAAATCAGGGGAGCATTTGAAGAGGCAATTAACATATTTGCAGGAGCATTTGACACCTACGTTGCATTGGGTTCTACCATTGATGTCGGTACCAGAAAGTCCGTAATCGCGGTTGCGGCCCTCCAGGCAAGCGCTGGCGCAGCCATGGTGGCTTCCTCGAGTGGTAATATTGGTGGAAGTTCTTCGTCCAATTCAAACCCAAATGATGCTGCTAGACGGGAAGATGAGGAAGAAGAAGAGGCTGGTGAAATAGAAGGCACCGACCTAAGGGAATGGCTAGACACCATTTCAATGTGGATATATGTCAACGGGATAAGGAAATTCAGCATGAAACAATTCTTGAAGAAGTTTGCTTACGAAACAGTCGGCATAGGTTTCACTATTTCTTCGACAGTTATTTTGTGGGTGACATTGTCTGGTTTTACGCGAACTGTCGCAATAGTCGCTTCTCTCGCAGCATTTGCTGCCCATTACTACGTGGTCATGTTGAAAAAGGATGAATAATGGAGCAAATCAAAAACATTCTTTTGCGAATACTCGCAACTTTTGCTGCTAGCGGACTTGGCGTAATCGGCGCTGGAACGATTGCTGGCGTTCCGTTGTGGAAAGCCGTGTTCATGGCTGGCATTGCTGGAGTGGCGACGGTGGTCGAGGGTCTATCAAGAGCGTTCCTGGATGACGGAAAACTCAGCGTCGAAGAAGTAAACGAAGTATTCAACCAAGTAGATAAATCAGTCAAGAAAGTAGCCAAGGAGAACATCTAGTCATGCCATCAAAAGTCATTTGGGACATTGTTGTTCCAGTCAAGCAGCCAGCGGACCTCAAAGGTGTTGAGCCAGGCAAACTTCCAGGACATCTCCTGAGACCAGCGCGTGGCGAGGGTGGCAAGCCATGCGGTCAGTTGCACTGGTTGGCAGCAGCAGCATGGGCCGCAATGTGCGAAGCAGCAGAGAAGGATGGAGTTCTTCTCAAGCCAGTTTCCGCTGGGGATACCTACAGAACTTTCGCAAGCCAGTTGAGTGCGTTCCTTTCGCGTTACCAGAAGGAACCAATTGCTGGCGCTTCAACGAGAACGTTTGAAGGCGTGAAGTGGTACAAGAAGTCTCCAAAGTTGGCGAGCCTTGCTGCACCTGGCACCTCTCAACACAACAGCGGATTGGCCGTTGACGTACACACTGCGGCAGAGCCAAAGAGACTTCAGTGGCTTGTCGACAACGTTCGTAAGTTTGGATTCAGTTGGGAAGTTGTTCCAGAAGAGCCGTGGCACCTTCGCTATACGGAAGGCGATAACCCGCCAGCAGCAGTGGTCGATTACATGACCAAGAACGGCATCACTCCTCCAGTTCCAGGCAAAGACGCCCCAAAAGCAGAAGCGCCAAAGGTAGAAGCACCAAAGCCAGCAGCAGCAAAAGCGGACGAGGAACTAGCCCCAGGCGCAAAGGGAGCCAAAGTAAAACTGATGCAGGAGAAACTCAAGGAAAAGGGTTTCTACGACGGAAATTGCGACGGAGAGTTCGGCGCAAAGACGGTTGACGCAGTCAAGAAGTTCAAGGAAGCCAACAAACTTCCTGCTGGCCCCAAGGTTGGCAAGAAGGCCCAAGAACTTCTGGGGATGTAAATGGAAATTGCCAACTCGCTCATCGAAACTTTTGGCATCATCATTGTTGCGCTAATTGGTTTTGCAACTGTTGTATATCAGGTAAGAAAAAGTCGAGAAGAGAATCTCCGCGACCATGGAATGGTTATGGAGAAACTTGACGAGGTCGTCATGGAAATTGAATATCTTGACGAAGACCTTGCCGTCATTGATGCTAAACTAGATGCACACCTCGGAGACGGGTCAGTCCACCGCCAAAAGAAGACGGGCAAGAAAAAATAAATTTACGAGGAATCAACTGTGGGCAAGAAGAATAAGAAAGTTTCACGTGGCGCGCAACAGCGTGAAAGGTTTAATTACCTTACTGGAAAGACCGAGATTGTCCCTGGCACCAAGGCTGGCAAAAGACGCACCCGCCTCTCATACGGTGACCCGCTAAGAACTCATGACCTGCATGGTCCTGTGGGGAAAAAGAAAAAAGACTAATCTGGTCACATGATTGACCAAATAATGACTTGGCACGATGACGGCCACTTCATTCGCCTGCGCATCTGGAAGTCAGACGTAGAGATAATGGAAATACATTGTCCTGAAAAAGAAGACTCCAACTGCTCTGACCCTGTTTACGGATGTTTGGTGAAACATTTTGTTGGAAGGTACGGACTCGATTGCAATGCTGGAACTTGCCCTGCCTCAGAAAAAATAGACCTCTGCTGGACATTGATAGGCGACCGAAGAATTATTGATGAGTGCCAACTTTGGTTTATGCCAAAGACCGACGAGGTATTTGCCGCGTGGCTTGAATCAAAGTTGAATCAAAAATCAGAAGAGTGAATATCGTCCAATTCTTGGCGAGCCTCGCTATGTTTATTGTTTCTGGCCTTGCGAAACAAAATGTTCTTGTGCATGTAGTCAAGTTCGTGTAAAACGCCAGTATCTGTAAACCTATAACGCTCATTGTCCATTTTCTGTAAATGCCCATTGCGCACAAGTGCGTCAACTGCTCGCCCTATGTATGAGGGCCTGACGCTCCCGTAAATGAACTCCTTGTATTCCTCGACGGAAAATGTGCCGTCTTTTTGCCTAGACCTAAATCTGGCGTAGTTGAGAATTTTGTACCCTAGTGAGCCGTGTTGGACTTTTTGCCTAATGATTGGGTTACCCATCAGTAAGAGGCTATCAAAATAGGTCCGCATCTCCAACTGTGTTGTTTTTGGCTTTATTGGGCAAATTTATTGCACCGAGTAGGTGCTGTATATCAGGGTGTTTCATGACAAGTTCTTGGTGAACTTTGTAGACATTTTGTCGGTTGACTTTTGTCTTTGTAATTAGACCAGACTCCACCAATGACTTAACAGTCTTGTCAATCATGGTTTCGCTCATGTCAAGGTAAACGGCGAGCGCACGAAGTGTCATTGTGTTGTCTTCCATGATTGCGCAAAGAACGCGCCCTGGCGTTGACAAAAGGCCAACAATACTTTCGTTGTGGTACCTGAATACTTTTTGCTTGTCAAGTGTTTTCAATATTCCCTGAATTACTTCGTCGCTCGCCATGCCGCCAAGAGAGTCTCGTAACGCCGACTTGAGTTTCTCTGTTTTTTCATCTGACATAGGGAATTGCGGCACAGCGTAGCACAGATGGTCTATTATGTGTGCACCATCAACCACACGGGGGCAACATGAGCAATAGCGAAAAACTCAGCGACATATTCAGGCGACTCAAAGAAAATGAGTTTCGCAATCGATGTGCGGTTTGTAATGCATTCCAGCAGATGGACAAGGAAACACAAGGCGCTTTCGCTGAGGTCATGCGTTCTTCCGTGTCAATAAAGGCGATTACTGACGCAATCAATTCTGAAGGACTAAACCTCTCACGCTTTCAACTTGGCGAGGCGCGTAGGGAGTGCATCAACGGAGTGAAGCCTTGCCCAACATTCAAGGTAGGCATCTAATGAACAAAAAACTGAAGGAACTTGTAGCGGAAAGCCACAAGGAAAATACAGTAAAGGCAATCAAGGAAATGCTTGATACAAGCGGATTGAACCTGAACGATATTGGCTCAATCAAAAAGGTTGCAGTTACTGGGCGTTCTGTCCACGATGAAGAAAAGGGCACAGAAAAACAAACAACGACATACCAGGTTGTATTGAGCCCTTCCTTTGAGGGTGGACCTGGTTCAGTGCTGGAACGTGCGGAAATACAAGAACAAATTAAACGACAAAAGTCAAAGACAAAAAAGAGTCAACTCAAGGGGTGGGAGACTGCCGTCATCTTGCCTGATATACAAATAGGTTATTACGACAAATCAACCGACCCGCATAAGGTCGAACTGGAGCCAATCCACGACGAAAAGGCTATATCTGTCGCATTGCAGGTAATACGTGATATCAAGCCCGACCAAATTATCATGAATGGCGACAATTTGGACTTTGCTGACTTTGGCAAGTACCTAAACCGCATACCATTCCGCAACATGGTTCAGCCAGCAATCGATAGGGCCGCAGAATTGTGCAGGGAATTGCGCCGCGCCGCACCTTTTGCCAAAATCGTGTGGCTTGAGGGCAACCATGAAGCCCGCCTCCACAAGTACTTGGATAACTTCGCATCCCCAACATCTGGAGTTACTAGGGGCAAGGATAAACATACTGAACGAGACAAGTTCCCAGTAAATTCCGTCCCATTCCTTTGTCGAATGCCAGACTTTGATGTTGACTATTTGGTTGGATATCCAGAAAACCAGTATTTCATCAACAGCAACTTGATGGTTATTCATGGCCACAAGGTCAACTCAAGTGGCTCCACGACCACGAAATATCTGAACGATGCCCACCAATCGGTGATATACGGTCACGTCCACAGGGTGGAGTATGCGTATAGAACACGTCGCAGCCCAAACGGACCGCGCACCGTCATGGCAGCAAGCCCTGGATGCTTGTGCCGAACGGACGGCGTAGTTCCTTCAACGAATTCTGGTAACGACCATTTTGGTAGGCCGCTTGCCATTGGCGGAGAGAATTGGCAGCAAGGATTAGCGGTTGTTCAGTACCAACCAATCGGTGTTGGCAATGAATGGTTTAACTACGAGCCAATGTGGATATTCGGCGGACGCGGAATCTTCAGGGGCGTTGAGTACGTTTCCGAGTAACAATGAGCGGGCTATTCGACTCCGATGACGAAGAGATGATGGAGACAATCAAGGAAGCCCTTGACGAACTCATTCAACTTGGATATGTCGAAGTTATTGGCATTGACGAGAACGGCGAATGGCTCTACAAGGCCACAGATGCTGGTATCAAATTCCACAAAAGGAACAGGGAAAAATGACAACCATTGTCGGAATCCAGGGAGACAACTTCGCCCTTATCTGCACGGATTCGCAGGTGTCCGACGTTGACGAGCATGGCTATGTAACCCAAGTTGTCACCATGCGCGACGGCACTGGCAAAGTGCAGGCCAACGGTAGGTATTTGATAGGAGCGGCTGGAGATGTGCGGGCTATCAACATCCTGCATCATGCATTCCAGCCCCCAACAGCGCCGCCTAATTTAAAAGGTAGGAAACTTGACCACTTCTTTACGGTCAAATTCATCCCTGCACTGAGAGAGTGCTTTGAACAGCAGGGGTATGCAATGCCAGATAATGACTTAAAGACCCATATGGCTGAAATGGGCAGTTCTTTGATAGTGGCGATAAATGGAACCCTTTACACGGTGGATGGGGATTATTCCTGGTATTCAGATGTGAACGGAACTTATGCCATTGGTACGGGTGCTCAGTACGCAATGGGGGCTTTGCACGCTTTGGCGGGCCGCGGGCGCCCCAATATTCAAAAGGCCAGACAGCAGGCGCTGAAGGCACTCGCAGCAGCAGCAAGGTTCGACCCTTATACAGGAAGCCCGTATCACGTACACGTCCAAGACACCAAGAAAGAGAGCAGGTCCAAATATTAATTTGGATAAATTTATATGGCAAAGAAAAAGGTAGAAGTAGAACCAGCGGAGTATATACACGGAGATAAGTGGATGGATATGGCTGCCTGTAAAGGAAAGACCCAACTCATGTTTCCCAAAGAACATAAGGATATTACTTACATTGCACAGGCAAGAGCGATATGCAAGTCATGTTTGGTAAGAAGGTATTGTCTCAACTATGCACTACAGTTCCCACCTGCGGACATGCATGGGGTGTGGGCAGGATTGACCTCAAGGCAACTGGCGGCTGAGCAAAGAAAAAGAGGATTGAAGCCAACTAAGCCAACGCTGGCTCAAATGTGGGGCGACTAAAGGATACGAAGGTTGCAGTTCTCGCAAAACTCCATGCCCTGAAACATCACTATGTCTTGGACACAGGAGATTTTCCCACAAGGTTGAAGAATCGTTTCCCCAGTGAGATAAGAGCGAACCACATCGGTTGCATCGGCTTTGGCGAATTGGGAGGGGCCAGGAGAAGGGATGCCTTTGTCTTGTCTAATGAAATCCCAGACGGCGTACTCAATCAATTGGGATACAGAAATACCCTTTTCTTTGGCATGGTCAATGATGAGGTTCTTTTGTTTGCCAGATATCCGTACGCCCACATTGTAAAGGCGGTCTTCGTATTCGGCCCTGCGTGGCTCAGCCATGTCAGCCTCTCTGGATAAGGGTGACGAGGTATTCAGTCAGGGTCATACCGACTGCATCGGCATCGGCTATCAACTTGGCCTTGATGTCGGATGGGATTTTTAGGGTCAAGGCAACCTTGTCGCCTACTGGGGTCTTTGGGGGCCTGCCCACATTGCGCTTTAGGGTCATGTTAGAAAGTCAGGACGAACAGAACGACGAGGATTGTGGTCATTGCAAGGAGAGAAAAAAGGGCTAGGAACTCTGCGCCCGTGTCAGTCTTTTGATTTTTCCAAAACTTTGTCATTGTTAACTCCCTACCCAGTACGTCTTTTTCATCCATTGATTAGTCTTATCAACATATAATGCCTCGAATCGCTTGGCGTCAAACTGGTTGTTCATGCCAGCAGAACCCAAGGCCCTCATCACCTCGACCAATACATCGTGTGTCTGGATGTCCGCCGAGGCCCCGCTCGTCACCGCAGCCATTATCTCTTGGTACTGTGCCCATGCTTGTTGGGGTGATGGAGGAGGGGTAATTGATTTGGTGTGATTTATTAGGGCAACACGAACTTCCCACGGCCGTGGTATGAATTCTCTACCCATACAAATGTTTGGCAATAATTGTTGGCACAGGCTGTAATCGAACTCCTTGATGTATGGCGACCAGGCGCTGCAATATTCCTTTAGGTCCTTTGGAACAAGTGCGCGGTCATAAGTGAAAAAGAGCGTCTTGATG